TCTCTAAAAAATTTGTCTTTTAATAATGCTTTTTCTGGATTTTTCTTTCTTCTTTCCGTTTCTAATAATTGCTTACATGATTTACATCTACTATGAAGTCCGCATTTGGAGGTATTAGATTTATGAAAATATTCAGTAGTTGCTGGAAATATATTTTGACATATAGTACATTGTCTTTTATTATTCATAATAGTATTTACCTCACAGGCAATGCCAGAAGAATATAAAAACATCGATCCAGTAAAGGCATATAGAACATATTACCTCAAAGATAAAAAAGAATTTGCAAAGTGGGAAAAGAATGGTAATGTCCCAAATTGGTGGAAGATATAAAATATGAAAACACTACGAGTAGGAACAACATTTAGCGGAATTGGTTCTCCAGAGCAAGCACTCAAAAATATTAATATACCACATGTTGTAAAATGGGCATGTGATATTGATAAGTTTGCAAAGGAAACTTATATGAAAAATCATACCTGCGAAGTATGGTATGATGATATTACTAAAATAGATATAAATAAACTAGAATCTGTTGATTTATATGTATTTGGATTTCCTTGCCAAGATGTCAGTTCTATTGGAAATCAAGATCTTTCCAAGGGTAGAAGTCTATTAGTAAACTATTCTCTAGATATTATCGATAAACTTCTACCCGATTATATCATGTTTGAAAATGTTAAAGGATTACTACATAACAAGTTTAGTGCTTTTTATTCTCAAATAAAAGAAAGAATAGAAAAAAATTATAATTTTCATTCCTATATACTAAACTCAAAAAACTTCGGAGTTGCACATAATAGGGAACGTGTTTTTGGAATTGGAATTAGAAAAGACCTTAATAAGAATCCAAATAACTTTTGTTTTATAGAAAAACAATCACACTTCATAGACATTTTAGAACAATCTCCAGATAGCAAATACTTTGTATCAGAACAAATTGCAGAAGAGATGATAAATGTTTGTCATAGAGAACAAGAAAATTTTAAAATAGAAAAGTTATTTGGAGAAGTTAAACAAGCAAACAAAAAGACAAAATTCGGTAGAAAGAAAATTAGATATGAAGGAACTATATTTTGTCAAAATCTAATTGATATTCATGGATTTATATATCCAGATGGTAAGACTATAAGAAAGTTTACACCAAGAGAATGTGCTCGACTTCAAGGATTTCCAGATACATTTGTTATTCATTCCAAAGACAGACATACTTATAGACAGATGGGTAATACTATAACAGTAAATGTATTAGAACAAATATTTAAAAATCTACTATGATTCAAAAATCTAACACAAGACAAATTGCCGAGGAAAGACAAGACCTCCATAGAAAAGATAAACCCAATTCCGAAAATTCTCTAAAGGGAAAAAGATATTATAAAGATGACAAATACAGAGAACAGACAATAGGACTCTCTGGTGAAATCGCCCTTGGAAAAAGATATAATTTAAAACCCGATCTCAAATTCCGTCCCAAAGGAGACAATCATATAGATTTCAAAATCAAAATAGACGATAAGAAGATTGTTACCCTTGATGTTAAAACATATCAAAAAGCATTTAATCTCCTAGTAAAAGAATGGGAAATCAATAAATGTTCGGATATTCTCATTCTAGCAGAATTTCTCTCAGAGGATAATATAAACTTCCTTGGCTGGACAACAAAAAAGATAATGAAAGAACAACCCAAAAAAGTTTTCTCCTCTCTTAATATTAATAACTATTACCTACCAAAAGACAAACTATATCCAATGGAAAGACTAGATGAGGTTTTTAATAATTGTAAAATAGAACAAATCATTGAAGATTAATATTACTTCTTAAATTTCAATATCTTATCCAAATCAATATTCATCTTAATTGCATTCGCAATACTCAAATATATTATAAGTCCTCCAAATACAAACTTAATAACAGTATCTTCCAACACTTCCCCACTCTCATCCAATACCTCCTCAACCCTAAATGATGAGGTAATAAATCCTTGATTCTTTTTCCTTGTTGGCTTATCACTAGAACTCCCCTTCATGCGAGAGTTCCAATTTGTTTTCTTTGTCATATCAATACTTATTTTTCACCTAAGTATATATGGATATAAACTTTTAAGACATATATAAAACAGATCGCCCTGGAACCTTATATATAGCAGTCAAATGACTGAATTTCTGAATGTTATAGTCTGATAAGGTACTCTCATTAAAAAGCTCAACACTGTTATAGAACAATTTGATTTTTAAATAATCATAAACAGTTGGAAGCTCTTCGTCTTGAATTTTTTGTTTAACTCCTTGAATAGAATCAGAAGGATCAACATCTAAAGACCATTCCCCCAAAGGATCCGATAATTTTTGAACATATATTTGCATACATTTAATTATATCTAAAAAGTAAGATTAATAGACTCTACCTTAAAATCATCATCAAAGAAAAATTCAATAGAATTAGGTCTTATCTGACCATAACTATCAGAAGTAATCCTTCCCCACTCAACACGCATATCCTTAGAATATACTATCTCAATTTCCCTCTTGTGCTCCGCAAAACTATCATCCATAATAGAATTAACTTCCCTCTCCTCATCACTCAAAGAATCTAAAAATTCATCTGTAACAGTAATATTAAAAGACTCAAATCCCAAAACTATAGCACTTGCTCCAGAAATCCCCCAACTCTTATACTCAAATTCTAATCTATACTTAACACGTATCTCTTTAGGATAATCAATATAAACACCCTTCTTTTGTTGCAAAACATCCAAATCCACCACACACTCAAATACCAAATCATTATTATCCTCATTGATAATATTACGAGTCTTTAAATACATATCCTCAAGGATAATCTGATCTTTGTTTTTCATATATTAAAAATTATTCTTCCCCACCACCATCACCTTCGCCCCCACCTTCACCATAACCTAAACCATATCCATATCCATATCCATATCCAATCCCCCTATATAAAGAATTTTGTGGAATATGTTTAATACCTTTTTTCTTTTTCTTTTTCCTTTTTTTCTTTTCACATATCAATTCATATGCTTCCTCTAGTAATATTTGATCTTTATTTTTCATAACTAATATCTTAATAGAAAATATTTATCATATAAAAACGAATTATAAAGCAACAATGTATTCATTTGTAAAGAAAGGGGCATATATGGCAGTATAGGAGAAATATAGGGGGTATAGGGGGCATCGCCCACACCCCCCTTTCCTTAAATAAAAACATATGTGGTAAATTTTTACAGACGGGGTCCTAGAATACCGATGTCTGTTTTTTTACCGTATTTTAAAAAAACATAATAAAATTTTAACCAAGGTTTACCCGGACAGTGGGTTTCCGTAAGATACGAATACCATAAAAGTATCTTACGGAAACAACCACCTGCTGGACCCAGAGGTTGGACCCAGCCGTTCGATACTTAATGTTTACTTAATGTTTACTTAATGTTTACTTAATGTTTACTTAATGTTTACTTAATGTTTACTTAATGTTTACTTAATGTTTACTTAATGTTTACTTAATATTAATGTTATGCCTATACACTTTGTTATGCCTATACACTTTGTTATGCCTATACACTTTGTTAGACTACAGCAGTGTGCATAAAAAAAATCCCCACCCTAATTAAAGAGTGGGGATTGTCTTATGATATGAAATGTTATTTAGTGTGCATTGAGATAATCTTTTAGTATGAGTAGTAGGGATATGATTGAATAGACAGCAATCATACCAATGATAGGGAATGCTAGGTTATCTAGAGTATCGATTGCTTTGAGGATTTTAGTCTTCATATTCCTCCTCTTCATCTACCTCTGTTACCCATGCCTTCTTCGCCGCCTTCTTGACAGACGAGTGCCAAGGCTTTGGTCCGAAGGCATCTTCCCATGCCTCTGACTCTGTCGTGCCTCTGCCGAGAGTGCAGTGCTTTAGAATGTTTACTCCGCTCTGAGATTTGATTGCGAATTTCATAAGGCAATCAGTGTCTCATTTATTTCTGGTAAAAGCAAGAAAAAAATAAAAAAAAATCAATATGGTCGAAGCACCAAAATCCGGCTCGACTGGGCTCCGGGCAGCACTTTCCGTAAGATACATTTTTAATATACTATGACGACCTTGCCCCGGTACAGTGGAAATCCGTAAGATGCTAATCCTATAAAAGTATCTTACGGAAAACTTTTAGCGGCCAAACCCAGCCGCCAGATACTTAATGTTTATATAATATTTAATTAATGTTTAGTTAATATTTAATTAATGTTAATATTAAGATACAAAAAAATCCCACCACCCTTTCGAGTGATGGGATTCTCTCCTTATTTTTGCCTACTACGAAATTATCCTATGCTGAAGATGTTATCAGCATTGACCACGAAGCAAGGATCACGATCTTCCGAATACATTTTCTCACGTTCGGAATTAGTTAGATAGGATGCAAACTCATCCTTTGCAACAGCCTTGTCGTCAACAAAATACTCCACTTTTGGACGCTGAATAGCTCCACCAGTCGGAAGGTAGAATCGGAAATATGATTTATCCTTGTGATCAATTTGATAGGGGAAGTTCACCCATTCACCCCACGGCAATTTTTGCACCTAACCACGTTCACCATTTGCAATCCCCTCTTTAACCACGGAAAGATTTGAAAAATCAATTCCAGCACGGAAAGCACCCTTTACTTCTTTGCGAAGCGAATGAGCTTTGAATGCCGCCGCAGGTTTTTTGACAGATTCAAAATGCACTGCAATGTGTCTTCCGCTTGTTCCTTGGACGATTGACAGAACTTGTGTTTTATTCATAAGACATATAGTGTCGCATTTATTTCTGAAAATATCAAGAACAAAATGAAAAAATCTTTTTGTATCTTACGGAAAGTATAGCAGCTGGGATCTCGAGGGTTGGCCGAATTCGGTCCTGAACAGTGAGAATCCGTAAGATGCATTATATCTTTTTGTATCTTACGGATTCAACCACCTGTGGCCTCGTAAATTGTTAAACGATCCTCTTCTGTATACAAATACAAAAAAAATCCCACCCTAATTAAAGGATGGGATTTGAGTAATTGTAATTTGCCCTACACGAATAGTCCAAAAAATTTTAAGTTGAATAGTCCTCTTGCTACCGACAGAATCACCATTAGAGAACAGAGTCCTACATAAAACCAAAGAATACCTAATATTATCATCCAAGCCTCCATGTTATTCCAAATATATTTTATATCTTCTAGTATAGTTTTCATGTTAGTATCCGTTAATTCTTTTCTCTTCGATTACGTTTCCGTTAGAGTCTCTTGCAATTAGATTACAATACTCATCGAGATCGTTGAAGGCAGTTCCATAAACTCTTATAGAAAAGATGTTTTCAATGTTTTTGAATCCAAACAAAGTTGCTGTGCTTCTAGCATTGTCTCCTGTGAGAAGTTCGATCATGTTCATATTATTTTACTTTCCAATATCCTTGTGCGAGTGTTAAGTTGATAGGATTGATTGTGTTATGAGTGTCATGGATAGTTCCGTCAACCACGGCACAAACGTGTCCGATGAGAGAAACAATATATGTTCCTTTTGTTGGGATCACAAGCATTCCGTTGCTCTTTTTGGCAATCCACTTCAGTCTCAAGATTTTCATTATACCCTTCACAGAGTTGCTATAAATTCCATAGACGTTTGAGCTTTTTACTTTTGAATGACTTTCAAAACAGCGAGCAGTTCTATTTACAAATTCATACATATTGCTGTATGAAGAACCAGTTGCAATAGACAAGGCACGAACCACACAATCTCCAGCACCTCCACTATATCCAGCCAAGAATCTTCCTCCATCATTGAATTGATATTTGAGTTTCATAAGGCGTATAGTCTTTCATTTATTTCTAGTAAAAGCAAGAAAAATCTTTGGGAAAAATTCAGAGAGTTCTCTCCATATTCCACCAAGGTAAAATTTCCAATTTCTTGGTCGATGGATCAGACATTTTAGATGAAGGCATATTCGATTTGTCATAGAAGATGAAAATTCTCCAAACAAAAAAAAGTTATAGGTAGGTGATGGCTGTATTCCGGTTTGGGCCCCTGGCGGGAAAATCCGTAAGATACAAAACTATATTTTTATAATTTTAAGCCCTTTTGCCCCGGTACGGTAAAAATCCGTAAGATACGAATCCTATAAAAGTATCTTACGGAAAACGGCTTACCGGGTGTCGAGGGTCGTTGCCCGGACAGTGCAAATCCGTAAGATACAAAAGCAAAAACATACGTATAAAATAATATTATACGTATAAAAGGTTTTAATACGCACAAAAAAATCCCACCACTCTTTCAAGTGATGGGATTTGGGGGTTTATATCTTGGGGAAGGGGAGTTAGATATAAGGGGATTGGAGGGAAATTTTATCCAACATAAACTAAATGATCGGGAAAGTATTCTCTCATACTTTTAATAATATCTTGAGTGTGTCCACCGATGTGCCAGTTCTACAATCCATTCACAAGTTACCTTTCCATCTCCACAGAAATTAGTCCTTGGTTCTCCGAGAACATCAACAAGTTCTTGGTGTGTGATAGAGATATATCCCTTGAGGGAAGTTCCGTTGACGACTGCTGAATCAGTTACAATTTTCATAAGGCAATTATTATGTCAGTTATTTCTAGTAAAGGCAAGAATTATTTTTGTTGTATTAGTTTTTTAGTTGTATATGCAAGAAGGTTGTTACAAAAATCGTTGTGATATAACACCATGTTATATTACAACACGATATCATGCCCATTGCTGTCCCATTGCATCAGCAATACCTTGAAAAGTTTTACTACGGATAGTCGATCTTTCTGCTGACGACTTTGAATTAGCAAATGCTTCATAAAACCACAATGCTTGTCTCTTCTTCTTTCCAGTTTTCTTGTCGATCCATTCTTTAAATTCTCCCTTACCCACCATCTTCGTTGGAGTCAATAGAGGCAATCCCTTTAACCATAGGCAAGTTGATTTAGAAAACTCATCGCCAAACATATACGGCTGAATGATTTGATCAGGTTTCCTCCAAAGATTTGACATGATCCCAATAGGATTTTCTATTGCCACCTTTGGAATATGAGGAAGATTAGTAAAGATATTAAAGAAATCAATACCTTGTTGTTGCCTTCCATCTGCCCTCTTCTTTGCAAAATGAGGAGCACCACTTACTGCTAGGTGAGTGCAAGGAGGAAAGGCAATCACCATATCCCAATCCTTCTGTAGAAGAGGTATAACATCTTCTTGTAGATGCCATTCTGGATGCCCACCACTAGAAGGAAGAACATCGCACGAAAATGCTTCATGTCCTCTTGCCCTCATTACTTTTGTTACTGCTTGGGATTCTTCGCAAGCTACTAGGATTTTCATATATTTTTTAATTGTAGAAGTCAATGTCAGAGGGAGTCTCTTTTGTTACTATTCGATAGTTAGAAATATCATCTGCATAATGTTCTGACAAGTCTTTTATTTCAGTCTTTGCATCTTTTTTAGAAGAGAAAAGGTCTACCTCATAAGGTCCACCATCATAGGATGATTTTACATCTCCCCATCCATTAGCTCCTACCATTTGAATTTTAAATTTCATTTGTAATAATTGTAATTGTTTGTTGTGTAGTTGTTTGTTACGTTTGATGGACGTTGTTCCTCATAAGGATTATATGAATAGGTAGGGGAGCAATAACGAGGTTGTGATCTATAATAATCTTGGACGTTAGTTACTTGTCCACCATATCCTACTCCACTACTATATCCAGTTACACCATACGAAGATGGAGGAGGAGTATATGAATAGGTAGATGGAGTTGTGTATGATTTTGATGCACATCCGATTAATGATAATGAACACAGAATTGTGGCGATTAGTTTCATAACAGAAATATCTTGTCAGAAATAACTGAGAAGATCAAGAAAAATCGCAAACAAAAATATGCCAAACCATGACACCGGCCAGGGGTTGACTTCCGTAAGATGCAAATGATACAAACGTATCTTACGGAATGCTACTGTGCCTGGAAGCGAGCCATGCTCAGATAGTCACTACTAAGTTTTTTAAAATCATCCCCGTATTTGTCGATCATTGTATTGACCAATCTCTCCATGAGTTCGTTTAGTTTCTTAGCATTTACTGGGGTGAGCAATTCTTTTCCTTCATCATTAATAGTAAAAAGAGAATTTATATGACTAAAATCATCAGATCGCATAAGAGCAATTAGTTCTCTTTTAATTGCTTTGTAGTCATTGAGCTTTGACATCGCAGGTCTCTTTTCATTATTGACTTGTAACAATCGTTTTTTTATTTCATCAAATTCTGGACGATTAAATATATGACTAAATAACGACTCTAGTAATATTTCATCAAAAATTTCCTCACACAAAATAGAATAATTAAATTTCACAGTAATATATTTACCCTCGATTACGTAAGATACAAAAAAAATCCCACCACCCTTATAAGGTGATGGGATTGGAGGAGAAGGAGTAAATTATTTTATTATTGCTATTTCATTTTTTATTTCTATTTGAGTTGCTTTTCCTGCCATTACACATCTAGGTTGCATCCTTCTATTCCTAGTTTTTATAGGGACTTGGCAATCCAATCCCTCTACAAAATGACAAACACCATTGAAGTGAATTGTCAAAATGTTTTTCTTCCTTTGAAGCGACAGAGGTTTATTATAGTGAAACCAAAATGCCTTTTTCATTTTAAACTCCCACATACTAGGCAACTTTTATCATGGCAATCTGGAGTCTTGTCTTCGCAAGGTTCACAATAAGACCATTCGTTCACACCAATTTTATAAGCATAATTATATACTGAATATTGACCACCTTTATTGTATATAGTTACTGCCTCATCGTATTGTTCTTTTGTTGCTTTCATTTCTCGAATTTAATTGAGGTTATTTTTTTGTCGGGATATACAGATGATTTGAATCTTGGCATCTCTTGTGACTTGGAAGAGGTTTGCCAGAGTTTGATGTATGCCTCTGGAGGGAGGCACGTTGCTTGGTTCTTTTCTATATAACTCATAAGGCAAATAGTGTCTCATTTATTTCTGGTAAAAGCAAGAACAATTTCAAAAAAGTTTAAGAGCGGCGGAACACCGGCGGCCCTGGAAAGAATTTCCGTAAGATACAAAAAGTATAAATGTATCTTACGGACTTTTACTGTAAGGTTGTCCAGAAAAAAAGTAATTTATTTTTTTACAAAAAAAAATCCGACCACCCTTTCGAGTGATCGGATTTTAGAAGAAAGAGTTTGTCAGACTTTAATCACAAAGCCCGAATTGTCTTTCTTGCCTTTGCCTTTTGCTTTCAGACCAACGATGACATTCTTTTCATCAAGAAAACGCAAATCACTTTCATCACCATCAATTACTTTCTTTCCGAGATATGTCTTTGGAAGTTTGTCAAAAACCACCGCAACATTTCCACCCATTGAAGAAATCAATTCAACTTTGTTCTGATTATTTTCCTTGCGAGAAAATGTTAAATGGTAATTCTTTGGTAATTTCTTTTGCAAGAATTGAATCATTCTTTCCAAATTAGGAGTATAATCATAGAATTGAATGTTAGGATAGTCTGACATTTCGATAATGTTATACCACGGAAGATCAGAAAGAACATTCAGACGAACGGCAATTTTCATGCCAATCTTCTTTGCGTGTTTTTCTGCCGCCACCAATTCCCTTTTGAGTTGAGAAATGAATACAAGTCTCTCGTCGATAAAGTATTTCGTCTTTGCGATTCTTGCTTCTTGAACATTTGAAAAGACACCCATGCCAGCGGTATTCAAACAAGAAAACTCACATCCAGCAGAACGATGGGGGCAGAGTTGTTTTCCAGAAAGGTTTGCAGGAGCGAAAGATAGACCAAAGGTTGTCCATCCATACTTTTCACCCTTTTTGATTTTTGTGTTTGCTGTAGACAATAGTTTCATAAGGCACATAGAATATGTTTTTTTTCTGGTAAAAGCAAGAAAAAAATAAAAAAAATCAAACATGGTTACTCATCCCAATCCGGCTCGAAGCCCTGGCTGGAATTTCCGTAAGATACAAAAAATATAAATGTATCTTACGGAAAGGGTTCTCCGGGGTGAAATTTTTTTGGGCTCCGGGCAGCAGTTTCCGTAAGATACAAAAGCAAAAACATACGTATAAAAAGATTCTATACGTATAAAAGAAAACCCCACCCTCTTTCGAGGATGGGGTCAACCACCACAGTTGAAATTCTTCTAAACCTCTACCTTATCTTGTCGTGGTCTTTGGGTGACTCTTGATCTGTAGTTGTTTCCTTTATACTTAAACGTCATCAAATCATATCCTTGCAAATCTTCTTCAATGTTTAAGAACTCTGTGTCATCTACTGGAATCCATTCCCCCTTTACCATAACACATGAGGTCATTTCACAAAAATAATCTTCTTCGGAATCTTCCATATTATTTGCTCTTGATATATTCTACAATTCCTTGTAGGTTGTTAATAGTATTTGTAATTGAATAAAGGAATGTTTTAGAGTCCTCATACTCATCATGTGAATCATCAATGAGTTTATTATCAACTACTCGAACAAAGAACTTTTCCAATCCAATAAGATCGGAATAAATGTTCCAGAAGGTTTCAACATTCATGGAAATCTTTGTGGGTGTATTGTCCTCTTTAGGTGTTAGATTTTCAATCATATATTTTTTAGAGTGTAGTGTAACATAGTGTTGTATTATAGCACTATGTTACATTACAGCAAGTTTATTTTTTACAATTCGTGAGGAGTATACGTTTGACTCTTGCTCTCGTATTTATGTTTAAGGAATTCGATATCCTTATCAATGGCAATGTCTTCCAAGTCTTCTTCATTGTTATCATCCCAGTTGGACAATAGAAATTGAAGTGCGTATGCAATGATCTTTGCTTCTTTAGGTGTCATATTATTCTAGGGTTACTACTTGATACTTTTCTCCGTCGTTGTCTTTCTTCAACAAGTTTGGATCGGTTTGATCTACATCATAGTCATGGACGATGATAGTCAAGTCCTCTAGGTTTTCTTTGACTACATCAGTTACGCAGCCGCCTTTGATTACAATCGTTATTTTCCTTTTCATTTCGTTTGATATATTTGTTTGATACAATTGAGGTTTTTTGTTTTTATATTCTTGTGGTGTTTGTTTAGTTTTCATTCATCGCTTCATCCGTTTCACTTTGGAATCGTCTGACTGATCTTGCAATTTCTTCTGTTAGATCGTCAATAGTTTTCTTGGTAGAAATATATTCACCATCTTCTGCTTGAATCATATTCTGATTCAAGGTGATTGCAATTTTACGTTCTAGTGTTCCTGAGTATTTGTTGTCTGTTAGTATTTTCATTTTGATTGAGTTGATAATGCTGTTATGATCCCTATAAATAATGTGAATAGCAGAGGAAGGTTGTTCATATTATTCTTCCTCCTCTTCATCTTCTTTGTCCTCATCTAAATACTCATAACAAGTATATCCGACCGCTTCTTGAATGTCTTCTGGTGCTGTAGTTATGTCGTCGTAATACTCATCATTATCGTCTTCTGGACCTGCGGTATAGCGGCCGCCGAATCCCTCGCCTTCTTCAAGATAATCAAGAACAAAAGTTTCTCCAGTAAGTTCTGCAAGTCGTTTGATGATAGGGAGTGGGGGAGCCCATGCGGTGCAAAAAACGACAGATGATTCGTTAGATGTTCCATCATAAGCATTCCACTTTGTTCCCCATTTGGATACACACCAATCATACCAACCGCTTACTCCATGTTTTTCTTTGTTGATCTTCTTGAGATTTTCAAGCCTTTCCTCAAATTCTTTCCTTTCTTCTTCGGTTGCTCTGAGTTTTTTAATAATAATTTCATGAGAAGAAAGATCACAAGATTCTTTGATAGTATCTGGCATCGGCAGAATCTTCTCAAAGTCTAATTCAGTTGGAGAAGATTCTTGCATATACTCATCCAACAAAGGGAATATGTTTTTTCCATTTGCGAGGTATAGGTAGTTTGAGCAATGATTTGGCATAGTGGTGGTTTCTATTTGATTGTTTTGTTGATTTTTGGTTTAACTGCGAATGAATAGATTATGATTTATTTCTGGTAAAAGCAAGAATTATTTTATGTTGTTCGGTTACAAAAACCACATTTTTTTTCTTTGTAATAGTGGTTCTTGTGTTCCTCAAACATCTTGGTGTATTTGTATTCGTTTGATGCACAACCCACCATAAACAGAATAGGAATTAGTAATAGTATTTTCATTTTATTTTGTTTCGATTTTCCAGTTTAGTTTATCAAGTGATTTCTCAAATGATTTTGTTTGTTCAATGATTGGTTTTAACAACCAACCAAATTCTCTAAAGAGAGTCTCCTTTATAGTCTCCCCCTTATATTGTCTCATCAACAATCTTTCCCCTTGGCAAATTATTTCAAACGTATTCCATTTCATAGTGGTGATTTATTATTAAGCAAATAGATTATACTTTATTTCTGGTAAGATCAAGAATTATTTTTAAAAATGATATGCTATCTTTGAAAGAACATAGAAGAATATGATATTGCAGAATGCAATGGTCATCCAAAAATAGCGGAGACTTTCTTTACTTGCTTTTCTTCTCTTCCTAGATTCTACTAACATACTTTCTCTATACTCTACTCCTTGCTTGTATTCTTTCAATGTCATTAACATATTATTGAGGAATTACTAATTTTTGTCCAACGGAAAGTTTTGTTGCATCTTTGATACGATTTACCTTTTGAATCATCGCAACTGGTTTATGGTATTTCTTACTCAAGCTATAAAGTGTTTCTCCTTTAGCAAGTGTATGAATCTTTTCCTTTGATAGCGGCCAATTTGTGGGTGATGATTCTTTCTTTACTTCTGATTTTGGTGCTTCTGGTTTTGTTAAAGCATTTGGGGATAGTGGTGCTTTTTCTTTCTTTACCTCTGGTGTTTTTGTTTCATCAACTCCAACATATACTGGTTGAGTTTTCAAAAACTCTTGATCACTCCTTTTAATCTCGGCAGCATGACTCTTGCTTCCACTAAACCATATTCCTCCTAGTGCTACTAGGTGAAGTCCGACTACGATTGCTATTGCTGTTTTCATTGTTATTGGTCCTTTCTCTTTGGTTCTGTCTATTCTGCATCCTGTTCTTGGGGAAACATCTTCTTGATATTCCTCCTCTTCCTCCTCCTCTTGTTCTCTCTCTTTGAGATATTCAAGAGCATTCTGAATGTGTTGTAATTGTTCTGTTATGGATTCTCTATCATAGGAAAATTGGTTAGAAATATTCCTTCCAACATATCCCTCACTTATTTTTTCCATTTCAGTTTTCATAAGGCAAATACTTTCTCATTTATTTCTGGTAATATCAAGAATATTTTTTGGGAAAGTTTTGTGATGACTTCCGGCTCGACAGCCCTGGCAGCACTTTCCGTAAGATACAAATATATAAAATGTATCTTACGGAATCCTAGCCCTGGAAGCCGTGGAAGAACAACCATAAGACATTAAATTCCGTAAGATACAAAAATGAAAATACCAAGAAACAAAAAACCCCATCACCCTTTCGAGTGATGGGGTTAGTCTTATGAAACAAAGTTAATCCAAGTGAGCAAGTTTGTCTAGGTAGTCTGCAAAGGATTTAACAATTCCACTTAAAGGATTGTCTGTCTTTGGTGTTTCCTTCTTTACAAACTTTCCATCTGGACCACGGAGATTGTGGAAGTTCTGTTGCTTTGATTGTCCATGACAATCTCCTCCACAACAAGTGTCTTTCTTGCAATCTTCTTGCGGTTCATCATCGCTATAATCTGTTTCTGAATCATAGCAATCATCATCATCACCATCCCAATCTTCACCATTGGAAGTATAAAGACTTGCATCCCATCCACTTTCTCCGCGATTGAGTTTAGAACGCCAATCCTCGGTGTATTCTGCAATCACTTCATACTTGCAAGCACGTCCCTTGGTGTTGTTGTAATCCTTTGGAATAGAAACAACATCAGCAGGATTGATCTTAACGATCATCGTATGACCGCCATTGCTATCAGCAAAGTGAGGAAGGTAAGCGATAGAACAGAAATGCAATCCAGCAGAGCAAGTCTGTTCACTATCATCACATACACGATTGCGAGGCATCTCACAAACATCACCAATCTTGTTGGAGAATGTTCCAGAGTGAATATCCATATAATTATCACGGACATTCTTGTATGCTAGGAAACATCCATCTTCTGTGATAGGAAGTTCACCAACATCCAAGAAGGTGTAAAGCTCATCGACTGCTCGTTTGCTTGGATTGTTCATCAAGTTCTCCAAGAACTTAACAAGGGGTTTGAATGGCAGTCCTTCACCCATGAAGGTCATGATGCGACTTGTAAGGGTATTGTGGATGACTTCACCCTTAAACATAACTGCTCCATCAATGATCTCAACGCCGCCGGAGGTGGTGTATTGTTTCACTTGAGTCGTAACATCGGCAAGAGTTACGAATGAAGTCCAGTCTTGAGCCTTAACAGCGTCAATGATTTTATTGTAGTTGATATGATCAGTATTCACGGAATATGCCTTGCCATTGATGACGGCAACGATTTTTCCTGAACCTGTGATTGTTACTGCGGTGTTTGTATTATTCATAAGGGATATAATAGTAGAGATTATTTCTGGTAATTGCAAGAATTATTTTTAGATATTTTCCATGATGGTTAGAATGTCAGTTGTATCCCATCCATACTTGGTAAGGTTTTTTACACAAAGGGCTGTTAGTGGGCATTTTGTATTTACTTGCAATGCCTTCCCATCTTCACTTGGAAGATTGTGCGTGATTGTTTTATACTTGGCAACATTGTTTTGTGCCTTGCATACTCCAAGAACAAACTTAACAAAGTCAGAATCTTGCTTGAGATTTTTGAATCTTGGAGACTTCGCCATGAATTGAAACGAGGAAGAATGATGTTCTTTTGCTGTTGCAATATCATCCTTGTCAACTTTGATAGTGAAGGTGTTAGCATGATCAACAAGACTCTTTGAAAGTCCAGCAAGGTTTTTCACATTGCTAGGAGATACCATAACAACATCATCAGTAGATACTCCCATAAACTCAAGAAGATTTTGCAATCCTCTTTTACCATGAAAACTTCCTAGTTTTGTAGTGATGCTACAATCCCATGATGATCCCTTTATGATATAATACTTTGGTGTCTTGGAAGCATTAAAGAGTTCTGCATTCCATGCTGATTTCCATGCTGTTCCAAACTCATAGACATTGAATGAAGTTCTAGGTGTTCTTGTTCCTCCCTTGGAAGCATTGACAACCTTGTGTAAGGTTGAGGTAGGAGTAAACATCGAAACATCGAAACGACGATTGGTATCTGGATTTTTAGTTAACTTGTCATAAGCACTTTTGCTGAATACAGAAATCACGTCTTCTGGATTGTTCCGAAGATGCTGTCTGATCCTAGCATCAGTCCCTTTGTCAAGATTATCCACATACCACTTGGATTTAGTTTCGATACTAGCACTAGAACTGATTCCGTATTTAGTTCTGCTGTTTCGTTGGAAGCGAAAAGTCTTAACTCCATTATCGCTAATCTTGGAAATCAGTTGAGCCGGATTTGAAAGACCAATTCCCCTCCAAGTCAATTTATCAAAGTCCACTTTAAGATGATTGAACTTCTGATAGAGATTGTAGTGACTACGAAGTGCCTCCAAGAGATTTTCATTATCAGCAATCACTTGAGTGATTTTCTTTTGGAAGTCATCTTTAACAAAGGCAAGTTTATTATTGAGTGCCTTGATTGTAGAATCATCATAGGAAAGAGATTCCCTAGAAGGGGTTACATCCAATTCACCAATGTTAAAATACATCACAATTCCGCCTCGATCACAAAGCAAACGTGACTTCTCATTGAGTTGATACCTATTGACTGGATATGTTACACCCCCCATGATTGCATAGCTTTCTCCATAGGCAAGTCCTTCATAGCTTTCCCATCCTTCACCCTTGAAGGAAATCTTGTCTGTTTTCCAGTTGATCGAGCCACCAGAAATCATCGGCTTAACAGCAAAGAATCGGAATGCCTTTGCGACTGCTTGTTCAAATGTTACAACATCGGAAAGTTTTACTGGAATCTGAATAGATAGTCCATTGCCTTGATTGCTGTTCTCGGTGGACATTAGAGAAATCGTAGGAGTGCCACTTTGACTAAAGAAGGCATTGTAGATGCGTTTGACTCCTTCATGGGTAGAAGTGATCAAAAAGTTATCAGTATAGCAGAACGGGCTTTTACTGCCCAATCCAAGGCATCCCACATAATCATTCGATTCTGATTTAGTTGACTCAAAGTATTTCGTATAGACATTGTATATGTCTTGGTGAGAGATACCAGTTCCTTTGTCCTCAATGATCAACCAAGGTTCAAGAGCATTGGGAAGTTTTACAGAGAATGGTTGATCCCCTTTACCTGCGGCTGTCATAGCATCCTTGGCGTTTGCTCCAAGTTCACGGACGATTGCAAGAGGTTTATCAGAATACAAGTCAGAAAGAATCTGAAAGGCCTTACGAGAAGTCTTCATCGTAAATTGTGCCTCTTCTGATATAGTTCCGATTTGTTCGATTGTTGTGGTGGTGGTTTGCAGTTTCATAAGACAAATACTTTCGCATTTATTTCTGGTAAAATCAAGAATAATCTTTGAGAAAGTTTTTGGGTATATATAGAGAGCATATTTTTTGCAGGAAAATCAACGACCACAGAATGGCCCTGGGTATACTTTCCGTAAGATACAAAATATAAAAAAGAGAAATTGATTTTTTCCAGATTTTGCCAGGGTAGATTTCCGTAAGATACTAAAATGAAAAAAGTATCTTACGGAATCCAGAGGCCCCAAAAGTGAAAATCCGTAAGATACAAAAGCAAAAACATACGTATAAAATAATACTATGCGTATAAAATAATACTATACGTATAAAATGATTTATGCGTATAAAATAAAAAATCCGTAAGATACAAAAGGAAAAATTACTGATAAAAACTTTACCAAAGGGGGAGAAAATCTATTTGACATTTTACAAAATTACTGGAAATATAAAATGTATGGAGAAGACTATTACCAGTAATCATGACCTATATACAAAAAATAGAGGGATTCCTAGAAACTTTGAGATATATGTCAATTCATACATTAAACATACGTATAGACTATTACTGGTAATACGTATAGAATATTGATTATATTACTAGTAATATCAAATCCCCCCTTCCCCCACCCTTTAGGAATATTTTGTATAATTTTACCAGTAATTCTTTTTCTAGTAAAATATAACCAATAGGGAAATTACTGATAATATCTTCCAAAGATAAAA